CCAGAGGATACTACTTGACTTGCAGTTAAAGCACCAGTTGCTAGTAGGCGTGAGTTTCCAGTATCTACTACAGAGTAGTGAGTGGCTGTTCCATTACCTGTAACTGATCCATTTGATATAGCTGCTGCTATTACCTCTCTACCACCACCTGATCTGTCTGAAGGTGCGGCTATACTTAATGAAGTAGAGTTACCTAAAGTGTAGGTTGTAATTGCTTGTGCGTAGGTAGTAGCTTCCTGTGAAGTTATATCTATTCTATTAGCTTCTGTGTCTAAGACAGTAAGTCCGTTGTCAAATACTCTATTCGATAAACTAGGCATCTTCTTCTTCCTCTGCTATTCCAACTTCTTCTTCTTCCTCAATAACTTTTGCATTTGCATCATAACGAAGTTCAGCAATATTCATAAGGTCCTCTATAACTTCTGGATGGTCACTTACATTAATGTCTGCACCATTTAAGTTACGTAGGAAGGAAGCTATTTCACGTAAATCGTGTGGGGCTACATCCCCAGCTACAATAGTTGGCATTAGATCATAATCTAGTCCATTTAATTGCCACAGCCGTTCTACTAACTGTTTATTTAATACATCTACTATAGCTTGTATATAACTTTCTAATGCACGTAAGAAAAGATCTGTTTTGGATTTAGATAATGCATAGGAACCAGAAGTTCCACCACCAAGCATAAGAAACTCAGATAATACACTTCTTGCTATGTCATGCTGGTATCTTTTGACTACAGGGTCTATATCTATATTTCTAGACCCATTTGAGGACATTAACTCAACATCAACTAATCTCTGGTTAGTTGGACTTCCATCTTTGTCTGGGTAAGTATCAGATGGTAATATTATATAACCTTGCTCATTAAACTTAACATCTCTTAGTATCTGCTTAAGGTTACTTACAAAATTAGTTTGTCCAGAAGAAGCGTCTGTAGATAAGTACTCTGCTGGAATACGAGCAACTGGAATACCAGCTAGTTCACGCTCAATAGCTATAGCCTCAATAGACTGTACATTATTAAGGTACTCGTAAGAAGTATAAGCATTCCTAAGTATGGATCTACCAGAAGGATCACCATTAATACTAGTAGTTCTATAATAAAGACTTTTAGCAGTAGGAATAAAGTGGGTATTACCACCATAACCAACATCTTGATATAAACCTTTTACATACCCTGTTTTTCGGTCTACTTCAAATCTACTAACTGTCCAAGGTGCGCGAGAACATATCTTACGAACACCTAGTCTTCCATCAGTATACTTAGAGTTCTTTTTGTCAGATCTCTCCTGTGGACCAATCCTTCTTTTATATACAACCTCAAACCAAGCAAACCCATAAGAAAGAGAAGAAAGAGCTTCTGATATATGATCATCAAGACTGTGATCCATATCCTTGAATATAGACTCTACGAAATCAGCTTCTAATTTAGCTTTATCTGAATCATCTGCTGGAATGACTTTAAGATCAACATCTCTTAGTACTTGCTCTGTTGCATACATAACAGCACCAATGGTACTATCATTATCCCTCATTTCACGGTACTTACGTATAGCACGTTTACCACGTAACTCTGGCAGAAATTCATCTGCTCTAATTTGACCGTTTGAGGTGTTATCACCAGCTACACCAAGATAGGACTTGGCTTCAGTTTCAGAGAGCTTCTCAACCATTTTATTTTAAGCCTTGTGCGTTACTATATGCCAACTTTAATTGAGGCTTGGCGTATCCGTTTAATGAAAGGTCCGTTATTGCCCAAACGCAAGCATCTAGACGGTCTGGTGAGCCTTTGGACCCTAAAGGTTCCCACTGTACCATCTGATCTTCTAATTCGTTTAATCCCTTAACGTGCTTTACTTTACCTTGCTCATAAAGTGCAGAAACAGGTTCGGCTCGTGCCATCTTGCCTCTGGAAGCATGTACTAACTTAATTGGGATTGATTCATCTTCTGTATGAAGTGTATGCCTAACCATATCGCCACCTTGATTTCTCTCAGCAACAATTCTATCAGCTAGGTGTTCGTGATAAAGACTAACCGCTTTAGATGCCCACTGTTGAGGGGTATATCTACCAGTATGGTCTTCTAACACGTAAGCTACGCCATTGACATCTACACCAGCTACAATAATGCCAGTAAGGTCAGAATCTGTCTTAGCTGTTATGGCTGGGTCAATAGATACTATAACACGATTTAAATCAGGAACATCATCCTTATTAACTTCGCACTTAGATAGCAACTCTCTACTCCACAACGCACCAGATGCTTCATCTAGTATTTCAGCGTATAGTTCCTGTCTACCAAGACGAGTTCCCTCATAAGTCTTTCTTACAGCATCTAAGAACGTACTAGCTAAATTAGCTGAGTTATCGTAAGTAGACCCTTTAGAGACAACCGTCTTGTCATCTCCTAGTATAGACCTTAGTAGCTTAGTAGTCTTGGGTGTTGTAGTTACAAACAGTTGGGGTCTTCTCCCTAACCGTAAACCAAACATCATCATATCCCAAGTTTCTTGTGCGTTTCTCCAAGCACATAACTCATCAGCCCAAGCACTGTATGCCTGTGGACCACGTAATCGTTCTGGGTCCTCTGCTGAGAAGAATACAGCTTTAGCCCCATTCTCCCAAGTTAATGTACTATTAGTAGGAGACCAAATAGGATAACCTATTACTTTATTCTTATAAGTCTTATCCCCAGACCAACATACGCTTAATAGCCCACTGTCTCCCTCAACCATGACGCGTCTAACATCGCCTTTAGTTGGAGCCACACAATGGACTATCTTATCGCCTTTACGTATTCTATGTCTAACCCATTCAGCACCAGCACGAGTTTTACCCCATCCTCTACCTGCAAGAGCTACCCAAACATTCCAATCACCATCAGGTTCAATCTGCTCAGGTCTAGCCCAGAAACTCCAGTTATGCCTTAGCTCTTCTGATTTCTTAGGGCCAAGTTTTTTTAAGAGGGCTTCTACTTCTTCAGTGGGTAAATCCCTAAGTACATCAGCCGTAACTCTTTTTGTCTTCGTCATAATCTTTTGAGCTTTGCTCATTGGAGCTTCCTTCTTCGGGATCGGAAATCTTGCCTAGTAATACCATAAGTGAGTCTATGGCACTTTCATCTACATCAGGGTCAGTGTTCTGTTCTACCTCATTTACAGTAGATGTAGGGGACCAACCACCTTTAGATCGTAGATATAACTCTTGGGATTTAAAGTCACCGTCTAGTGCCTGTTGAACTACAACATCACCAATACGACTTACAATATCAGCTTTCTCTTCCGATATTATATTACCATATAGCTTATAGAAAGTAGCTGTAGAAGCAGGTGCGTTCTGATACTTCTGTATTGAACCCATAATATCTTTTACGGGAACACCACTACGAATACCTTGACGAACCTTGTTCGCTATAACTACACTAAAAGGAATTGCATCCTTCATACTACTACTACCCTACAATGGAAATAAGAATCCCCTCTTCAGCATGACCACATCTATAATTATTAGTTGACTAGGTTCGTCATGGTTTTAGGGGAAAGGTTTAAGACTACAGTACTTAAGTTATAACTTAAGTTTTATACTCTACTAGTATACACTATATAGTTACAAAACATAAGTATATACTTAAGTTATGTCTCTTACCTATTATATAGCACTATTTTTCAGAATAATACAAGTAAATAAATTAATTATTTTATATGTGGTTGAAAACTAACGATTCTTTTATTTTGGTGGGTGTAGCTACCTATGCATTAAACGCATGTCTTGTGGTCTCTCCCATTACTAGCACAAATAGAGATTAGCTATAAAAACAAGGTAAACTAATTTTCTTATGTTGTAGATAGGGGTGAAAGCCGCCCCCCACCCGCGAATCACCTAGGAATCTCTAGGGTCCCATGAGTCAAGGGGTATAGTGGAAATAATGTAAGTTACGTAGCGTAAAATGACCGTTTTAGCCTGTTTTTGGTCCAAAACCTGAGATTTTAAGCTCGAAGCGGGATTCGGTAGGGAATCACACCTTAAACTTCATGTAGTCCTTAGAGCTGTTTTAAGCCTCATACAACCACCGTTTAGACTCTAGGCTATTGAACCACATAAAAAAAGACTCACGCTGTTATACGTGAGCCTATCAATTGATACAGATTAAAAGGTTAATGAATATCTAGTATTATTTTAAATGATATCGCGTTGTAGTTCTCCACATTAGAGAGGGCCACACGTTGAATCATGTTATTGAATGACTCACGTTCGGACTCTGTAAAATCTGAATAACGAACCTTAACAGTGACTTGTGGCTTAGGTGATTCATAATGCATTAATAAGACTCCTTGCTTTGTTCTTGGCTGTACCATGTGCAACAATGGCAATTGATTTCGCTTTGATTGTATTACCAGAGCATAGCTTGCAACGCTCACAAGTGACTCGCCTTCCTGCCTCTTCACTAGCTGGGCATAAGACTTCTTTACCTTTGATAATATCGGATAGGCTACTAATGACTCTAAATGTCCTTTCACCTTTAGCCCATGCATTACGGGCATCATTAGCAGAGTCCGCACTAGTCATTAGTGTAGAGGGTGAACAGTTAGACTCGCCATGTGTATAACCAGTATGACCAATAGACTCAGATAGTAGGGAGTCCCATACATAAGACGGGCAGGCCATAGGGTCACCATAGGTCCCTAGTCTTACCATCTGCCCACGTCCCAACGCTTGAATCTCTTTATGGCCTTGAGCATACATATAACGGCCCTTCTTATAGGCTTTGTATTTACCTAGAGGTGCATGAGCTAGAGTCACGTAGCAAGTTCTATCTTTAGCTTGACCCTTATCTAAATTGGTTGGCTGTCCTTTGTGGATACAATCGCCACATATGGACCTATCGCCACCCGTTCTAGAAGCTGTGATAGGGTCAATATCTGATCTTATAATAAAAGTCTGGACCATATCACCAGTCTTAGAGTTACGAGAACCCGTTTGAATAAATACTACAATTCGGAGTCCATCAATTTCCGATGGTCCTTCATATGCTATGAAAGTTTTAAATGCCATTATAATGACTCCCTTTCAATAATTTGATTAATGAACTCTTCCATTACCTTAATCTTATTATCTTTTCGTTCGGTATCATTCCAGACCCGTCGACTCCGTTCTGTATCACCTTCTTGACAATAGGCGTTGACGGCAATTGCTACACCTCGAACGGTTAAACCATCGACTCCAAATATACTGTAATTACTTCTCATTTATCATCTCCACCAAATTGAATTGAATACTGATCAAACCAGAACTTTATAATAATGAATAAGACAGGCCCGAAAAATATAAATAACAACGACATTAAGATTATGTGATCAATTAAACTCATTACTCTAACTCCTCTTGTACAAATCGTTTATCTACTTGGCCTATTATCTCACGTCCATTTTTGTGAATCCCTTCTCCTGTGAAAACCGTAACTTTTTCGGCTGTACTATTCCACGTTAAACCTAGACAGGTTTGTTCTGAAATAAGATCTATTTTATGGTGTTTAAAATGCAATAAGACTGCCTCCCTTGCATCGGATTCATTTCTCCAACAGCCTAAGACTCCGTAATCGTCCGCTATAGCTACATAAAAATATTCCATTATATTGACTCCCTTTGTTTAAATTCTCTAGACATCGACTCTTGTCCGTAATCAGTTTCACTAGACCAACGATCTATAAAACCACCAACCACATGATCCGAAATCAATTCATCATCATTATTACCGTGAATAATTAAAGCCCAGTCTTTAGTATCAATCTTTTTATGTGGGATTAAATATAATATCCCAAGGTCACAATCTTGAGTCGCTTCATATGCCTTTTCAACATCGACTCCCGTTGGGTAGGCCATGTCATTCCCTTCAGTATAATAGACTCTTAATTTGTAGCCGCATTTGACGGCATCGTGCATTAGTCTCTTTGCTGAATTTTGCATTATATTGACTCCTTGTACTTATCATAAACAGTTTCACTAAAT